CCATATGTTATACGCTGCGGAACATTTATGGATGATTTTTCGATAGGATCCGGATCCATAAAAGGAGAACAGCGGGCAGTGAAAGCATTGGACAAGTGGATGACAAAGAATCAGCACTTGCAAATAAAAGAAACGACAGGAATTGTCAAGCTGTTGCCGATTGAAGAAGAAAAGCGAAGGCGGAACCTGCCACGTCCGGGGCAAAGGGGCGTACCGATGCTGGACATGGCAGGATACAGAATCAGCAGAACACACATCACGATCCGGCGTCGCGTATTCAAAAGGGCAAGACGACAGCTGATCCGTGGATATAGAGAGCTGAAGCGTGATGGAACACTGCGCCGTGAACGGGCGCAGAAGATAATATCGTATAACAGCTATATTGAACAATCTGATTCATTCCATTTACAAGAAAGATACCACACGGAAGAACTGCTTCAGGTGGCACATCGCGTAAATGGATTCTATGGACAACTGGAATATCAGAAAAGAATGGAGGAATTGCATGATTTACTTGAACGTAGATGCAGATCAGAAGCCGGAAAAGGTAATGATGGAAAATCTTCCGGGTGGCGCAATGACCGTCAGGATGGCGGACAATATCAAGGAATACCGTCAGGAAGACGCAAAGGATCGGAAGATGTACCGTTTTGATGAAGTAGTGTTTGAACTTCCGGCGGACAGCACGATCACGACAAAACAGATCGAAGATGACTTTGAAAAATACTGGGAGTACGGGAAGACTGATCAGGCTGGAAAAGACGAAGACATGAAAGATGATGAACCGGATCCGGAAAGCGGGGGAATGACGCGGGCAGAAATGACCGTTGAAATTCAGAAACTTCAGGAAAAGAATGAAATGCTGGAATCCTGTCTGCTGGAAATGTCGGAGCTTGTATATGCTTAATTTTGTTAGGCATTCAATATACAAAATTTTATTCGGAAAGGAGGGCGAAACGATGATGGCTATGTTATGGGCGCAGAAGATCATGTATGCGGAAACAAAAGAAGAAGCGATTGCACTGTACAAAAGAGTGCCGCGCCTTCTGAAAGACAAGGTCGAACAGATCCTGATCGAAAGTGGATGCGAAGATCTGATCAAAGAGAGCGAAGAACAGTAAGGAGGGGCAGACATGGGCGAAGTGAAGGAACCGTATGAAGGCGGAACCGGAAGCCTGCTGGAAGTCGTCGACATGATGTGCGACGTAACGGAAAAGCTGGCAGACATCGTCAGAAAACAGGCTGTCCTGATCGAGCAGGAGAGGATCGCGGGCGCGGTCTTCCCTGCCGATCTTTCGGAAGAAAGAAAACAGGCAGAAGATGATCTTGACAGGATCGAAATGAAACTAAGGAGGATATGACATGAAAGAAGGAATCTGCACTGCTGTTGGAGTAGTGGGAAGCGCGATTGCAGCTGCTTTCGGTGGATGGGATCAGGCACTTGTGACGTTGGTGATCTTTATGGTGATTGATTATTTATCGGGGCTGATTGTTGCGGGAATTTTTCACAACAGCAGAAAAACAGAAAACGGAGCGTTGGAAAGCAGAGCCGGATGGAAGGGGCTGTGCAGAAAAGGTGTGACATTGCTGTTTGTGTTGATCGCATACCGTCTGGATCTTGCACTGGGTGTAAATTATATTCGCAATGCAGTGATCATTGGATTCATGGCAAATGAATTGATCAGCATCACGGAAAACGCAGGACTGATGGGAATTCCACTTCCGACAGTGATCCAAAATGCAATCGAAGTTTTGACACGAAAAGCATCTGTGTCAAAGGATGGTGAACAGTAATGAAAAAAGAATATCTGACAATTTTGACCAACATTATCGGCGGCGTGGAATCTGGCGGGCAGACATACGGAAAAAGAAAATATGGTGCGTATGCCGGAAAAGCAGCAAATGCAGACAATGAAAAAACGTGTACATTAGGCTGGGCGCAAAATTATGGGAATGAAGGCAGAAGATTGTGTCAGATGATCCTGAAGGCAGATCCGAAAGCCTTCAGGACTGCTGACACAGCAGGAATCGAAAAGAAACTGTCAGTAGACTGGGAAGCTACAAGATGGAATCCGACAGCAAAAGAAAAAGCTGCATTGATTGCGATTATCACAACGGATGCAGGAAAGAAGTGTCAGGATGATTTATTCAAGGAACTGATGGAAAAATATATCGCTGAAGCTGAAGCATACGGCGTTGATAATATACAGGCACAGATGATGTGGTGCGAAGTAGAACATCTTGGTGGTTCAAAACCAGTAAAACGAATTTTTGCGAGAGCGAAAAAGCCATACACACCTGATACAGTGTATGCATCGCTGATCTTAGATCAGAAGGATACAAGCAATGATAATCAGGTGGGGGATAAAAAGTTTGAAAGCAGACATCAGTGTTGCGTGCGGTGGATTAAACAGTACGTTGTGGACAATGTGGATAAATCAGGGGAAGAAGGTGCAAAAATGTATTCAAGACAGGCGGTTGTGGATCTGGTAGAAAGCTGGATCGGAAAAAATGAAGCGGATGGATCATATAAATCAATTATTGATATTTACAATAGTTTCACAGGTGCATTCCCGCGCGGGACAAAAATGGCGTATGGATGGGCGTGGTGCGCTTGCACTTGGTCAGCACTTGCCGTCGCGTTGAAATATACGGCAATTATGCCGATTGAAATCAGCTGCTATTATCTGATTGAAAGAGCGAAGCAGATGGGCGTATGGGAAGAAAATGACGCACACGTTCCGAAGCTGGGCGAAGCGGTGCTGTATGATTGGCAGGATAACGGCGTGGGCGATAATACCGGAACACCGGATCATGTTGGAACGGTTACATATGTTAATCAGGCAGCAGGATATTTTGTCGTTACCGAAGGCAATTACAGCGACAGCGTTAAGAAAAGAACCGTATCACTGAATGGAAGATATATTCGAGGATTTATCACACCAAAATATGACAGCGATCAGGCGGAAAGCAAGCCAGTAAATACACCGGGAAAGAGCGTGTCAACCGTAGCGCATGAAGTAATTGCGGGACAGTGGGGGAACGGAGAAGCAAGAAGAAAAGCACTTTCGGCAAGTGGTTATGATCCGGATGCTATTCAGAAAGAAGTAAACAGAATTCTGAATGGATCAGCGGCAACAACTACGAAGCCACAGCCAGCAGATCAGACCATCAGCAAAACCGTCAAGTCAACATGCTATGCGAGAGAGTACGACAAGAAGCTGGCGGGATCCTACGTCACAACAGCTGATCTGTATTGCAGAAACGACGCTGGAAAGAACAAAAAGGCTTTGTGCTGTATTCCGAAAGGAACCACAGTGCATAATTACGGCTATTATAATACATCGAATGGAACGAAATGGTTATACATTACTGTGACGCTTGATGGAGTGGAGTATATCGGATTCAGTTCAATCAGTTACCTGAAAGCAAAATAGGAAGGAGGGAAACAGATGTTTTATGTTGGAAACACTTTCGATGAAAAAGCGAATAAGGGATACAAAACAATCCAGAACGCAAAAAAGGATGGCTTGTCAGTATGGGATGAAGAAGGTGTAAAACTGTATCCGCTGAAAGTTGAGGTGACAGATGACGTTCCCGATGATGCAGCACTGGAAGAAAAACCGGATGGATCTGTGAATGCATATGATGAAACCGGAGAAAAAGTTGGTGAAGTTTCGGCTGAAGAAGTGAAAGAAATAATGGACGAAATCACAGCAGAAGACGTTGAAGCAGCGGCGGCAGCAGCCAGAAGCGAAGAAGAAGTACATGGAACGATCCGCAGAGTGTTTGAAGGAAGACTTCGCCTTCGCAGAAGACCTTCGTTTGAAGACGATGCGATTTGTGGCGTGACGATGTTTGATGAAAAGAAAGTCGAGAAGAAAGCAAAGATCGGTGACAGGGTACTTTATAAGACGACAGACGGATACTGGATTTCAGGAGATCCAGAACACACAGAATTTATTCCGGAGGAATAACGATGGTTCCGGTATCATACATCGTCACAGCAATCGTGTCTGCGGCGTTTGGATCTGTGACAACTATTTTCATGTTATCAATAACAGCGGCAGCAAAGAAAGCGGACGAAGAGGAAGACAAGCTGTTTTGCGAGTACCTAAAAGGTAAGAAAATGGAATAATGAAAAAGGCAGCGATCAAAGAATGGTCGCTGCCTTTTGTGCAATATCACGAAAACAGATCAAATACATGACACTGATCGGGATCTGTGCGATGACAATATGTACAAAAAAAGAAGAGAATTATTTTTCTGCAATCTGCTTCAACAGGCGGATGATTTCTTCGTTCTGACGCATAAGAATGAAATTCTGTTCAACCTGTGCGCGTGACATTTCCAGTGCGAAAGTTTCATTTGAATTTCCACTTAAAAGACTTCCGAAAGAATACATTTTTGAACCTGCAAGACTGGATGCGATTTCTTTAAGAGATGCGACATTCTTTTCTTTGATGTCTTCCGAAGTGTAACTGTCGAAATCAACACCGAATTTTTCCATAGCCGCCTTGTCTTTTGCTTCCTGCTCCGCCTGTTTCTTGGCGATTTTGTCATCTGCTTTTTTACCAAACATAGGAAAAGCCCCCTTCGTTATATAATAATATTTGATCAGTTTTCTGCAATTCTGATCATTAACACAAATATAGGTGAAAAAAGTGCTAATGTCAAGAATGATGCTGAATATTAACACAAGGGATTGAGAATGAAGGATGAAGATATACACCTATAAAGGCAAAAAGAATCTATGCGGTGACAGGATTCGGATTGAACGATTGAAAAAGCGAATGACGCAGATGGAACTGGCTGCGAAAATTCAGCTGCAAGGGATAACACTGGAACGCGACAGTATAAGCAGAATTGAAATAGGGACAAGGTTTGTGACCGATTACGAACTGAAGCTATTTGCAAAGGTTTTGAATGTGACAGTTGATGATCTGCTTGAAGAAGATGACACTATGGAATCATAGTGTTTTTTCTTTGTAAAAAAAGTAGCTCAATGAGTAAAAAAAGATTGACAAATAGGCTCAATGGGTATATAATATAATTGTAACAAGGGAACAGCAGGAAAGGAGAAAACAATGGAGAACGAAGAAATGAGCAAAGCCGATTTAATAGCGATGTTGGTATCAATTAGAGAAGTAGCAAGGACAAACGGAGAAATACATACCGTGGAACATATTGACAAGATACTTGAAGAAATAAGAAAATAAAATAGAATAAGGGATCACACAGGGGGCGGATACCTAAACATTCCTGCTAACCGCCCCAAGTGCTTAATTAGATTATAGCAGGAAAAAAATAAAAGACAAGGGGTGCAAAGAAAATGAAAGCTGTAAAAGGATACACAAAGCATGATTATATCATGATATGCAAAGAAGAAGGCGGGGAAGTTTTTAGTTTTGCATCAATAGATGAAGCTGCTGGTTATTTTTCAATGTTCGGGCATGAACTGCCGACTGATGTTGCACTTGATGGAATTTTAAATGATACTAATTGTGACTGGATAGTATTTGACGATGGAAGCGTTATCTTCAAATATTACGGAAGAGGGTATGACGAAAGCATTATCAATGAAATGATTGAAAAAGAATGCAGAATATAAGGAAGCGAATAGAATGAAAATAGAAGAAGCACGCAAACAGAAAAATATGAGCAGAAGAGAATTGTCAGAGTGGCTAGAAATTCCATATAGAACGCTGACAAACTGGGAAAATGGGGAAAGAAGTTGCCCTGACTATATTGAAAAACTAATTGTCGAAAAAATATTAAGGGATAAATAAGGCTGTATAAATTACAAGGAACCGCAGACGATCATGATCATCGCCTGCGGCTTCTTTTATAGAAGGAGAAAGCGGAGATGGAAAGAACGTTCAAACATTTGACAAAAGCAGACCGGATCAGAATTGAAGCATTGATAAAAGCGGGAGTAAAAATCAAAGAGATCGCGGACATGCTACATGTGCATAGAAGCACGATATACAGAGAGTTAAAAAGAGGACGTTTTACTGCGCTTAATTCAGATCTGACAACGGAAGAAAGATACAGCCCTGATATTGCACATGATAAATATGAAGAAAATCTGAAAAGCAAAGGGGGCAGTCTGAAGATCGGGAATGACATCAGACTGGCGAATTATATTGAAGAAAAGATCATGAAAGAAGATTACAGTCCGGCGGCGGTGCTGGGGGAAATTAAGGCGCAACAAAAAGAAAGTGAATTCAGTGTGATGATCTGTACAACAACACTGTACAGCTATATTGACAAAGGGATCTTTCTGCACCTGACAAATAAAAATCTTCCGGTTAAAAAGAATAAGAAACGTACATATAAAAAAGTTAAGAAAACACAAGCGAGAGCATCAGCAGGTGAAAGCATAGAAAAAAGACCGGAAGAAATTGAAACACGCGAAGAGTTTGGACACTGGGAAATGGACACAGTAAAAGGAAAGCGCGGGAAATCGAAGAACAGTCTTCTGGTATTGACTGAAAGAAAAACACGCGATGAAATTGTGATGAAGTTGCCAGAACATACGGCGGCAGCAGTTGTCAACGCGCTGGACGCGATCGAAAGAAAGTGGGGCGATATGTTCAAACAAGTATTCAAAACGATCACAATGGATAACGGAAGCGAATTTGCAGACTGTGAAGGAATTGAACGTTCAGCACTGGGAGCAGGCAGCAGGACAAAGACATATTATTGTCATCCATACAGCAGCTACGAAAGAGGAAGCAACGAAGTGACAAATAAAATGATAAGAAGACATATTCCGAAAGGAACAAACTTCGATGAAAAAACGGATGAAGAAATATCTGCGATTGAAAGCTGGGTGAATAATTATCCGCGGAAGATCCACGACTATCATTCGGCGGGCGAACTATTTGAAGAAGAGATCCGGAAAATCAGTTGAAAAAAAGTTAAAAAAGTGTCGCATTTAATATTGACATTTTCAAATATAAGTTTTAAAATTAAATGCGACAAGAGGTATTAAACCTCTGCCGCATTTATTTTTTTTACACAAAAAGCAGGATGCGGTAGAGCGTAAAAACTCTTACCGCATTTTTTATTTACAAAGGAAAGGAGAATGAGAACGTGGCAAGGAAATATAAAAGATTGAATTATGAAGACCGGAAAGCCATTGAAGCGATGTGCAAGCAGGGAAAGCGTGCAGAAGAGATCGCGGAAGCAATGGACGTTCACAGAACCACCATCTACCACGAACTGAAAAGAGGTGGCGCAGAAAACGGAAACCGGAAGCAGTACAGCGCAGACATGGCACAGAAGGCAATATAATTTATTCCCCGAAAAGGATCGGGGAAGTACATATGAAAGGCGGAAGAATATGAAGCTGAATATTAAAAAATTTATGATGACAGAAATGGGCGGAGAACTGGAAGAAACGATCAAGGCGTGGGATCAGGCACTGGAAGAAAGAAGAAAAGCGACGCCGGGAATTGGCGATCCGAATCAGGGACTGGGCTTCGGATACTGGGATTGTACCTGTAAAAGCTGTCAGGACAGATGGGAAGTTTTCAAGTTAGCAATCAGACAGTTTTACGGAATTGAATTCAACTTTACACGGACAGATGAATACTTCGGAATTTGCAACGATGATGAAACTATCTGGCTGATGAAAGAGAACAGAGAGGAGGAACGACAGTGACAAAGAAAAGATCGACTGACATCCGGACATGTCCCGTGTGCGGGCATACGGTGCAACGAAGTGACATGCAGTTCACACGGGATTGCAATGGGATTCCGTTCAGGCTGGTCTGCTGGGACTGCTACGATCAGCTGATGGCAAAAGGCTATGACGGGGAATATTACACAGAAGCAGATGAAAATATTGATTATGACTATTAAGAAGGTGAAGAAATGTACATTTTATCGCAGGACAAAACACGGATTTATAACATGTCCGGTCACATAGAAGGAATCGGATACGAAGAATCAAAAGACTACAAGCAAAGAAAAACTGAAAATATCAGACATACGATTCAGGTGTTTGACGGATGTGCAGAGGAGATCGCGGAGTTCAAAACGAAAGAAGATTGTATGCTGGTGATATATGCAATCTTTAAGGGAATGGAACAGGATAGCAAGGCAGTAGAGATTCCGACACAGGAAGAAATGGAAAAACAGAAAGATCTGATCAAGCAGCTTGCGGAAGCGGGGCAGGAAGTGGCAGCAGGCATCGAAGATCTTCTGAAAGAAATGTTCAACGGGGAGTAAAGCCGAAACGGGGCGCAAGCCCCGTCCGATCACGATGGCAACGTGATCGCTGACGATGGCAAGCTGATAGCCGTCCGATGAACACTGTGGAAAAATAGCGGCGGGCATAGACTGCCAGAATTCTATGCGGATGTTCAACAGGTTTTCAGGTGCTTTTTAATGTGAAAAGCATCAACGCAGCGTCAGATGTTGCCGGAAGGGATGTGGTGATATATATGACTGCGCTGGATGGGCGCAGATTTGATTATGCCGGAAGGCGGTACATAGAAAGGATTTAAGAATGGGAAAAAGAAAAATCGAATGCAATAACAAATCATGCAAACATCATGTTTATGACGGGAAGTGTGACACTTGTATTGTACTTGATGAAGCAGGAAAGTGTCAGTCATTTGAAAAAGGGTTTGCATATTATTTTCACATTGTATGGAATGCATTGGGAAACAAAAATTTTATTGATGCAATAGAAGTGAAACAAAAACCAGATCTGAAGATAGGCATGTATTATGTGATGGAATGTTATGGGTTGGGATTTTCTGAAATGGAATGGGGAACATGTCGAATGCTACTTCTGAAAGATGGAGAAGAAGGGAAACCGTTGAATTACGAAGAAATTGTTAAACGGGAAATCGACATGGAGAAATTCAGAAAACATCTTGCAGACTTTAATGCTGGAATAATGCCGGGGCAAGGAGTGGATCTATGTCAATACTTTGAACACAAAAAGTTGAAAGGCTATGCGGATTTTTTTAATTCTTCATCTTCCTTTTGTTGTGGTGTCATATAGCCAATGGCACTATGAATCCTTTTGCGGTTATACCAGCCCTCTATGTACTCAAAGATTGCTCTCCGAGCCTCTTTGGAATCTTGATATGTGTGAAGGTGGATCTCTTCTTTTTTCAATACAGAATGGAATGATTCTATACAGGCATTGTCATAGGGATTCCCTTTCCGGCTGAAGGAATGTATCATCCCCCGGCTGTTCAGGTATCTCTCAAAGGCCTGGCTTGTGTACTGGCTTCCCAAATCACTATGGACGAGGATTCCCTGCGTCTTCTTCACATTCAGACAGGCATTTTTTACTGCCTCCACTGCCAGTTCTGCCGTCATGGACAAACCATAAGCATATCCGATAATCTTACGGCTGTACAAGTCCATCACACAAGCCAGATAGATCCAGCCTTCTTTCAGAACATGAATGTAGGTAATATCCGTACACCATTTCTGATGAATCGTCTCGGCCTCAAAATCACGTCCCAGGATATTGGCCTTATCATTAGGGACAGTTCCGTGGTTCGCATGGTGGTTATACTTTTTTACCACGACAGACCTCAGCCCCTGGTTGGCCATATGCCTTTGGACGCGCTTGACACTGCAGGGAATTCCGCTGCTATTGAGGATATGACATATTTTAACAGCACCATACCGCTGTTTTGAATCATCATAAACCTGTTTCACCTTATGGCTGAATTTCTCATATTCCTCCTGCCTGTTTGAGGGTACACGAACCAAAGCTTTGTAATAGGTGCTTCTTGGAAACTTCAGGGCACTGCAAAGCTGTGATACCGTGTAATATTCAAGGTTATGCCGGATGAAAGAAACAATCTCAGCTATTGTTCTTTTGCGAATATGGCGGTGGCTTTTTTTAATATCTCATTCTCAATCTTAAGGCGTTGATTTTCTTTTTGGAGCGCTTTATATTCTTTGAGAGTGACAGTTTGTTCCTCAGAGATTTTGATGGGTGATAATTGCTTTACCCAAGTGCTGAGAGTACTCTTACTTACGCCATATTCATGTTCCAGTTGAGGATATGAGGTACCTCCGGCATTGTAGAGATCGACGATCTGTTGCTTGAATTCCGGAGTATACGATTTTTGATTTTTCGCCATGTTGAACATCTCCTTTGCTCTTTCTTTTTATAGTATAGGCTGTTCAACTTTTTCTGTCTACACTTATATACTAACACCA